GAGAGATGATGGATTTAGAGGCTGATATGAGAGACCTTAAAGTTGCTAAGTATTTCAAGGAGCGATCGGGACTTAGAGCTGATACCGAAATAATCGCAATTAAGGCCATCGAGCGGGCAATCAAGGCCGAGGCCGAGGTTGAGAGGTTACGTATGGCGTTAGATAAAATAGCGAACCCACTAAAGTATATACAGATGGAAGCAAGAGCCAAAGGTGCAGAGTTGAATGGTGTTTACGCCATAATGTTGTCTAAAGACCCAAGCTACCTACAAGAAATAGCCATTGCCGAACTGGATAAGGAGGGCGAGAAAGGAACGTACAAATGTCAAAACTGCCAAAACCTTGTAGAAAGCGAATATACAAATAGATTATTTTGCTCATATCATAGCGAGGGCGAGTATCAGCATGAAACCTTTTTAGATGATTATTGTAATTATTTTGAGTCAAAGAAGGAGGGCGAGAGATGATTTGGTGGATTATAGCTATATGTTTTAGTCTGAGTATAGGATTCATGGCAGGAACGGTATGGACAGACAGGCATATGCAAAGTAAATGAACGTCTGGACGCACCAGAGCAGGTCAGTTTATATCCGGCGGGCTGGGCCTCTCGGCGGTGACGCACAAGCCGCCGACCTCAGGTTCGATTCCGAGGGCCGGGTTCCAATAAAGATTGGAGGGGTGGAAATGAGAGCTACGTTCAAAAGCAAGGTATATACAGACCGACCAGATTATGCGGATTTTGATGCACCGCGTAAGTTTGAGGCCATAAAAAGCATAATTGCGAAACGGCTTACGCAGTATCCTAACGCAATATGTTCTTACTCCGGCGGTAGCGACAGCGACATCATGCTACACCTGATCGAGACTGTACGTAAAATTTTTAATCTCCCTCCCGTACAGTACTGCTTTTTTAATACTGGGCTTGAGATGACGGCAACCAAACGCCATGTCCGCGAGATGGAAGAATTATACGGAGTCAAAATCACTACACACCGCCCCAAGAAGAACATAATACAGGCCACAAGAGAATATGGACTGCCGTTTGTTTCAAAGATCATGTCAAGCGGATTAGAGGGCGTTCAAAAGAAAAACATCCCATTGACTATTGCGGATGAATATGCCGGCGCAGAGGACAAGTCGGCAAAACGGGCAGAACTAAAAGCACGTTACCCGGGGTGTGAAACGACGATCAACTTTCTGTGCGGATGCAATTCTAAGGGAGAACCAAGGCCTGATATTCAGTTGGTCATAAATTCATCAAAATATATGCTGGACTTCATCAAAGAGAATCCAATTCCGTTCAAAGTAAGTAATAAATGTTGTGATTACTGCAAAAAGCAAGTGGCTCACCGCGCCCAAAAGTCGTTTGACATGGTTATCACTGGCGAACGCAGAGATGAGGGCGGCATGCGATCTGTGCCGCGCAAAGATAATACATCCCTGTGCTTTTCCGAAACGGCTGACGGGAAGTATAGGCTCAGGCCTTTATATTATGTGTCGGATGCAGACAAGCGGTGGTACAAAGACTATTACGGAATCCGCTACTCGGACGCTTACGAGGTATACGGACTGACGCGCACAGGCTGTTGCGGATGCTCTATATCGGCGAAAGCGGTAGATGATTTAGAAAAGATACGGCCCTTTGAGCCAAATTTAGTAAAAGCTGCGTGGAACGTGTTTGGGGATAGTTATAGATACCGTCAGCAGTACAACGAGTACAAAGCGGTTAGGCAGGTCAATGAGCGAGCAGCCGGACAATTGGATTTGTTTGATCTGGCGGCAATATAATTACTACACGTTACAACAAACATTAAGGAGGGACAGCAATGATCGAAAAAATAGAGGGTGAGTTTTTCTTGTTTTGTGACTTGTGCGACCGTAACGAAGGGCCGTTTGAGATATGGGTCGAAGCGGTCGAGTATAAGGTCGATAGTGCATGGAAAAGCCGCAAGGATAAGATCAAGGGCTGGATGGACATATGCCCAGAGTGCCAGAAGGAGGGGCAGAGATGAAATATCCTAACTGGAATGAGTACGACAGCGCAAAGAAGTGGAAAGCCGTAGCAGACGAGGTAAACCTCGAAACCAACAACGCCACGACTAAAGCCGATTTAACTAATATGGTAAAGTTTTTAGTCTATGAAGCGGTTCACCTGCAAGCGGAAGTATATAAGGCTGAGGAAGTGTATGAGAGGGTAGCGGGCTTGGCGAACTGTAGAAAATTAGTGGGAAATTCGGATCCGATTACTAATAAATTTTTGAACGAACTATGCGATTTTTGGGAGGCGAGATAGATGGGCTTTGAGGTCTACCAAGCCGAAAACGCCAAACTGCGGGCGGTTGTCGATGCGGCGAGGGGGGCGGTGGCATATTTGCGGACACAGCCAACTATACAACACATATTAGTGCAAGCACTGGCCGAAGTGGAGAGGCCGGGGGACACGGAGCCCACGGAGCCATGAAACCCAAAACACCCCAGCCGGTGGCCTTCTGTTGGTACCTGGGGAAGGAGATGAGCCGGCGGGACATAGATCGTAAGCGGTGTGAGGACCCAGGCAAGCAGCTGGCCGGGAGGTGCAAACACCTGCAGTACTATGCCAGCCACAAGGATGACGTGCGGCGACTGACCATGCAGGAGCTGTATGAGAGTATACAGTCCACCTTGGAGCAGCACGGTATGCGGATCGACGGCAGCAGCCTGTGCCTGGTGCAGGAGCTTCCCAGCGGGAGTAAGCTGCGGTTGTGGTTTGACGAGGCCGAGAGGATCAGGGAGGGAGGTGTCGGCGGCGGCGAAAAGCAACCAAGAAAAGATTGCTTATCTGAAACGGTATGTCCGGCTAGATAGGGAGATCCAGCGCAAGCTGGAGGAGAGCCAGCGGTGGAGGGGCAGGCTGGGGCGGATCACGTCCCGGCTAAACCCGGAGATATCAGGGGGAGGGCCCAAGATTACGGAGGCTGACATCATAGCCAAGATCATCGACCTGGAACGGGAGATGGACGAGGGTATAGATCGGTTGATCTTGATCCGGCGGGGTGTTAGCGACTGCATCGAGGCGGTGCAGGATGACCGGGAGCGGCAGCTGCTGCAGTACCGCTACCTGGACGGGCTGACCTGGGAGCGGATAGCGGTGGAGATGAACTACAGCTGGCGGCAGGTCCACCGGATACACTCCGACGCCTTGCGGAGCGTTAGGATAACACCCTGCCGGGGTGAGTGTGAGATAATGGCATAAAAAGGGACCGGGGCTACACCCCGGCCTTTTCCTTCTCCTCTTTTAACTTTAGTAGAGCCTCGTTTATCAATTGGGCTTTCGGTGTGCCGGTTTCCCGGCTGTACTGGTCGAGCCAGTTATGCAGTTCGACCGAGATCCTGGTGTTGAGCTGTACCTGAGCCATCTACTAAGCCTCCTCGCTGATATTTGACTACGCAGGGATTAAGGCTCCCCCCTACTGCCACTGAGTCCAAAAGCAACCCTCCCCGTACCCGCAGGTACGCTGGAGGACGCCTTTGTCCTCAGTGATGACCATTTCAAAATCGTAGCTGGGTTTGCCATTTATCATGACATAACCCTCTATGATTTTACTCTGGGGGTCAATACCTGTGATGACCTTTAAAACCTCGTTGCTGATATCCCTTGCCATTATCCTTCCTCCTCCCGCCGGGGTTTCCCCCGGCGATTACTTGCTAATCTTCATGCTCGTTGTCAAAATCCAACTTCGCCAGCGCAATAATATGTTCAATCTGGTCGCTGACCTCTTCGTGGTATTCCCTCATTATCCTTTTTGCAGTATCAGTGAGGGTGTCGTCATCCTCCTCCCACTCTTCATGTTCGTCATTATTCCATTCCTTAACCGTTGCAACCCGATACATGGTTCCCTCGTCCTCACCACGGAACCATTCGTTGCCCGTAACATAGCGGGTATCAATAGTGCCATCATCCCAAACCATTAGGCAATACTTGCCTAAATAGTTTTGCTTTGTGGTGTAAGCCTCAGCCATCATGTCCCACAACAAACCTTTTAACTTGCTCTCGTCTGCCAGTAACTCGCTAACATAATCCTTTAATTGCTTTTCCATTCTCTCTTCCTCCTTTTTTTATTTGATAGTCTCATTGTATAGCGTGCTAGCGTGCGTGTCAATACCTTTTTTCAAAAATTTTAAAAATATTTTTATGGCACAATATGTCACACTTGACAGTGGTACATTGGTATCGTGTATATTGCCCCGCAGGCCAGGCCTTCCGGGGCTTTTTTATTGGAGGTGATAGCGTGGCCGGATTAACTGCAAAACAGCAAAGGTTTGTCGAGGAGTATCTTGTTGATCTCAACGCCACGCAGGCGGCGATCAGGGCTGGTTACAGTGTAAAAACCGCGGAAGTGATAGGCCATGAAAACCTCAGGAAACCTAAGATACAGGGTTTTATAGATAAAGCTCTCACAGAACGTGCCGAAAGGACCGAGATCACAGCCGATAAAGTGTTGCGCCGTTGGTGGGACATAGCCACGGCAGATCCCAACGACATCATCCATCTGAGGAGAGGCTGCTGCCGCCACTGCTACGGTATCGGCTATCAATACCAGTGGCGTGATGAGGAGGAATACCAACAAGCGGTCGGCCAGGCGATTAAGAGAGCCAAAGAGGACGAAACGCCAGCAATTCCGTCGGCTGCCGGCGGCTACGGCTTCAATCGTTTGCTTGATCCTAATGAGAGCTGCCCTTACTGCTTGGGCGAGGGTAATCCGGAGCTGCACCTAGCCGACACCCGTAAACTGACCGGCAAGGCCAGGCTGCTCTATGCCGGCATCAAGCAGACGCAAGCAGGCATCGAGATTAAGTTCCAGGATCAGGGGAAGGCGCTGGAGAACGTGGCCCGGCACCTTGGAATGTTTATCGACAAGCACGAGCTCAGCGGCCCAGGCGGCGGGGCGCTCAATATCGTGTCCAGCATACCAAGACCGGGAGGCGATTAGGTGGATATAGTCCTGCCCTACAAAC